AACCTGCGCCACCCCCGTAGTGGCTCGCTCCTGCACCGTAGGCTCTCTATCCTTGGGAAACTGACACTCAAGACATTGCACAACAATATCTTCTTTGTAAGAGTCCTGAGGACGATCGTTTCCTAAGTAGATGTCTCCACTAAGCCCTAAGCGATTTTTGATATCATATTGGGCAAGCAGCTGATACAAATGGGTTTCTACATCAAAAGTTATCATATTCGTTTTTAAGTATTTAGATAGTTGTTTATCATATCCACAATCGGGAATGAAATTGTCCTATGTCGCATTTCTGGACGATGCCTACCACACGTACCTTTTTGCCTTCGGGGTCATCACTCACAAGGATTTGTGCTCCCACAGGTAGGCGATCTACCCCTTGGGGAAAGTAAATAACCGAGGCGAATCGGTGAAACGAGGCATTGCCCTTTTGGACATGGTGATATAAGCTATTGGCCAAGGGGACTTCCTGCCCCTTGCTATTGACCTCCTCCCTACAACGACAGAGAAAAACAGGAGTTAGGGTTGTCTCAGTCCAAGTACCATCACTCCGCCGCTGTGGCTGGGAAGTAGTCATCACAAAAAGATAATGAGGATACTTCATGTTAATTGGTCGATTTGTCAATTTGTCAATTTGTCGATTTGTAGATTTGCTGATTTGTCAATTTGTTGATTTGTCAATTTGCTGATTTGTCAATTTGTCGATTTGCCGATTTGTCGATTTGCCGATTTGTTGATTTGTTGATTTGTCGATTTGTCGATTTGTCAATTTGTCAATTTGCTGATTTGCTAATTTGTCGATTAACTAATTGGCTAATTGGCTCATCAGCTCATTGACTCATTGGCTCATCGGCTCATCACCATATTTCTGCTCTGCTTCTTAGTTTAGGTGAATGAGAGGGAAAGAGTACATTCTTCTCCCCTAGCTCGTAGCATAGAGCTGTGTAATAAGCCTCTATGGCTTGCAAGTCCCAACTCTGTGAAAAAGCGCCTTCAGCACGCTTCTGCGAAGTAGAGGCAAGCACAAGCGAAAAATAACGATAGATAGCCCTATCACAACGTTCTATCTCTAAATCTTCCGTTGGGGAGAGCTGCCCCTTATGCAGGAGCAACTCTATTGTCTGTGGCTCTATTCCCATAGGAGATAGGCTCAATGTCAAGTATTCAAGATTAGTCATTGGTTATTAGTTGTTAGTTGTTAGTTATTAGTTGTTAGTTGTTAGTCACTGGTCACTAGTCTTTAGTCTCTCTAGTTTTTATTCCAAGAATTGTTATTGACTTGCATAAGTAGTGAGCGAGCAGCTAAGTTCCATGCAGGAAATAGATTGGCGATACCCTCAGTGACTTCCTTTACGGGTGATTCTTGGGAATATTTCTTGATAAGGGTATGTCCATGTAGTGCTTTAAGAGCACTGGAGGACGGCATCTTCACATCTATTGGGGTTTTCCAATAGGTGTTACCCAATACCTTACTCTCGGAAAAGAGAATCACATCATCAGCAAAAGGATTCTGGGTTTTATGCTCTCCTGAGGCCAACTGCAAGGTGATTTCTTGGTCTATCACAATAATCTGTAATCCGCGATAGGTCTCGGCGTGTTTTGCCAAATAAGCATTCACCGTACTAAGGTCGGGCGCATCGGCTGGGGAAGTACCTATAGCATAAGGCATACAACGCTTACCTACCTCCTCTTGGGAGGCAAACTTGAGGAAGGTATCCACATTCATGAAGGCATACTTGTAGCTCACCCCATGTCTTTGTTGTCCCAATCGTATGGCTCTAGGAAAGTCCTTAGATAGGGGTCTGCCCGCCATGCCATTATAAGAGGCCTCTACCCCTACCTTCTGCTCCTTAGGAATTTGGTAGTCCATCTCATATTGACTAACTACCGAAAAGTTGTTCTCTGGATCTAGGGAAAATTTCCCCAAGGAGATTTGTTGTAACGCAATCCATTCAGCACGAGCAGCTATCCCATGCCAGCAATATTTGGTATCATCTGCCCAGAACTGTACCAAGGAAAGCATATCAGGGTTTTGCCCTGCGGTAGCCACCATGAGGTCATACTCGGTAAGCTCGTCCTCGTTTTTCTCTCGCATGATGGAGAGTTTGGGAATATCTCCTTGGAGTTTGGCTAGGTTCTTACGCACTTTTGCAGGTACCGATGCCCCACGGGCTACTATGTCGGCCGCCACCTTTAGCCCTGCTTGTGCCTCAAGCATACGCCAAGAAAGTGTAGAGGTCTCCCTTAGCGGAAACAAGGTTGGGTAATAATATTGTTCAAGGTTGTAACTATTTACAACAGCTTGCAAGTCGGCCTGATTCAGACCCACCATAAGAGAAGAATTTATCATGTTAGTTTTGAATTTTGAGTTTTTACTTTTGAGTCACTGGTCATTTGTCATTAGTCACTAAATAAAGCTTATAAGCCTAAGTTGTTCCCTAAGTGTCTTGGCTATGGGTTGGGAGCGTTCTTCCTTGACCACACAGATAAGCCATGCTCCACAATACAAATCACCCCCATGGGGAACAAGAGCCGTATGGGCAACCAAGGCAACAGGCGATACTTTAGGAACTTTGTTATTACCTTCCGTGGCAAACAAAGGAGCATCCTTAGGAATCTCCACCGCAAAAGACTGCTCTAAGGTAAGAATATCATATTCAGCATTTTGTTTATTAACAGAAGCTATTTTCTGTCCGTCAGCCATATCCGCTGCTATGTAGTCGCCCGCAAGGAAATGATGCCCTTTGGCTACTTTCAGCTCCTTGGACGATACAGGAGTTACATATAGGGTAAGGGCAATTTTCTCCACCTCATAGCAGCCATCACTGCCCTTACCAATGGGCGTACCTGCATATAGGTAAGCCCCGCCTAAGTGTTCTGAGGAGATTGTTACGCCGCCTGTTAGGTCGGCCAAGGTGTGCATAAATAGTCCCGAGGTAGGAACCGCTGGTGTAATATGAATCATTTTTAATTGTTTATTATTAATTGTTAATGATATAAATCAATGATTAAAATGTTATTGACTAACTGTCTAAGACGCAATAAATGGCACCTCTACACATGCGCTGGCTAAGATAATTCCTAATCGTAGAGACGCAATTTATTGCGTCTTAACAAATTTGTCATTCGTCACTTGTCATTCGTCACTTGTCACTTGTCACTTGTCGTTTGTCACTTGTCGTTTGTCATTCGTCACTTGTCACTAGTCACTATATTTGTTTTCCTTTAAACGGTTGGTTTTCTCCCTGTTGTAGTTGGATAAAAGTTGCCACTGAGGAGGACACAGTACCCTGAGGAGATTCTTGAGTGTAGTAAGGAGGATGTTGTAAAGAGAGATTGCGATTGGACAAAAACTGATTAGCCTGTTGTACATCTTGTTGCTTTTGTTGTAAATACTGAGAAAAATCATCCTGAGAGGCAAACTGCATACGCCTAAAGTCCTTTAGACTCTGATCACGAAAGTTATGGTCTTCACAGCTACTAAGCACCTCTTGAAGCTGGCTGTAACGCTGTTGCTGACTCTGTGCCGTTTCGAACTTGCTTAAGCGCTGCTCAAGCGACTGTACCACACTATTTACACGTTCTTGAATAAGTCGCTCCAAGGAGGGAGCAAGTCCCGTCCCTTCTGTGTTGGCAACAGTTTCCGTAGCAAATGCCTCCGCAGGAACAAAATCTTTTATCTGATCTAGCGTAAGCTTCGCTATCAACGCCTGCCCCTGATGATTATCTGGCTTTTGTGCCGCTAAGGAACTAGCCAATGGAGTTAGGTGCGCTTCAGTTAGTTGAGGAAATTTCTCTGTAAGCAAACTAAGGATTTCTTCTTGATTCATGATATATAATATTAAAACTTTTTGTTTGTTTGACGTTGCAAAATTACAACATTTCCAAACCCAAAGTCAAGCGATTTTATGCCGAGAAGTAATAATTTATACAATAAAAAATC